AAGTGGATTTAATGATGAAGATCGTAAAAAACTTACAAAGGAAGTTGTGGAAGGCAAGATTATTACTGTCAAGTATAACGCTCGTATACAAAGCAAGAATGGCGATGAAAGCTTATTTCTTCCAATCTTTGTTGAGGTCCGTGAGGATAAGGATCAGGCGGATCATATTAAGGATATAAAGTAATATAAATATATATTACTGCGCCGAAATCGGCGAGAGGAGGAAAGACTATGAAGACTTTAAACTTCATAGTTCTATTAGCTAGTTGTTTTGTTTTTAATTTAAAAGCCGAAGAGCTCCCTAAAGAACTATATATGCCTAATGACGCGGGCGGATTTATAGTAATTACAGTTGAGGAATGTGGTATTGAACACGTCAAAAAAACATTCCCAAATAGAGCATATGCAACAGAAGTAACTGATGATACCGAAGTAGTGCATGAAGGATGCTGGATGACAGAAGCACCCCCTAATCCACAATACATACCACTCTTTAATATCTTTTTTGAACCAAATATTGTTGCATCTTTTCCACACAGAGACTTTAGTCCTATAAAGAGAAGATATGATCCGGAGGAACTAATATGAGAGAACTAATTTATCTCATATTATGGTGCTTGGCAATGGGTATTGCTTTTTCATATTCACATGCTGCAGAAAAACCTAAATTATTAGTTTATCAATATTCATTTGAAGTAAGGATTGTCTTATCAGATAAACCTTGCCCAAACAATCAAGGCTGGCAGGCTGCAGCACAAAGAATTGATCGTTTAGTAATGCCAGCATGCTGGGTGCAAGACCCACATAATGAATTGAACGTAAAAATAACATGGCCTGACGGTGACTTTTCTGTATTTGAATTGGAAAAATTTAAACCATTTACTGAATAAATTATTGTACTTTAATTCGTACTTTTGATATAATTATACTATGACAAATTTTTATACTTCTGTAGTTCAACATGGTAACTCATTGCTTGTGCGTGGTTATCGTGATGGACAACAATACAAGACAAAGGCTAACTTCAGCCCAACACTTTATATCAAAACAACAGATAACCGTCCATCAGAATGGAAAACGTTAGACGGTATACCTGTACATTCAGTCAAACAAGACTCAATACGTCTATCACGTGAATTTGTAGATCGTTATAAAGACGTTGAAGGTTTTGAAGTCTTTGGTCAAACACAATATGTCTATCAATTCATATCAGAATTCTGGCCAAACACAATCAAATATGATCCTGACTTAATCAAAGTATTTTCAATCGATATTGAAACTGCAACTGAAAATGGTTTTCCTAATCTAGAACTTGCAAACGAAGAAATACTTCTTATCACAGTCAACGATAACTTCAACAAAAAGGTTGTAACATTCGGTACAAAAGAATACAATAATACTCGTGATGATGTCAAATATATCTGTTGCATCGATGAGCAACAAATGCTCAAAGAATTCATTGTATTCTGGCAAAACAATTATCCTGATGTTGTGACTGGTTGGAACATCTATGGTTTTGATATGCCATACTTAGTTAATCGTATGCGAAGAATTGTCGGTGAATCAATGACAAATCGCATGTCACCATGGGGTATGATCAAAGACAAGAATATCTATGCTAATGGTAATAACGTTAAATCATATGACTTTGTTGGCATTGCAACTCTTGATTATCTTGACCTATACAAAAAGTTTACATACCAAAACCAAGAATCATATCGTCTTGACTATATTGCAAACGTAGAACTCGGTGAAAACAAACTTGAAAATAACTTTGATACATTCAAAGATTTCTATACTCAAGACTGGCAAAGATTCGTAGACTATAACATACACGATGTAGAACTTGTTGACAAGCTCGAAGATAAGATGAAGTTGATTGAGTTACTTTATACTCTTGCATATGAATCTAAAATGAACTTCAATGATGTTTATTCTCCGGTTCGTATGTGGGATATGATTATCTATAACTATCTCAAAGATCGTAAGATTGTTATACCAGTCAAGAAAGAAGATGATGGTAAACCAACTGCGTTTGAAGGTGCATATGTTAAAGATCCAATCGTTGGTCAACACAAGTGGATAGCTTCATTTGATTTGAATTCTCTATATCCACATCTCATTATGCAGTATAACATGTCTCCAGAAACATTAACTGATACTAAACTAGATGTTAATGTTGATTCATTGCTACACCATACACCGATTAATGTTCCGGCAGGTCTATGTACAACCGCAAACGGCTGGTGTTATGATAAAGACAAAAAAGGTTTCTTACCTGCACTAATGGAAAAGATGTATTCTGATCGCTCTAAGTTCAAGAAAATGATGCTTAAAACACAGCAAGAATACGAAAAAACAAAAGATCCAAAACTTGTAAAAGAAATATCTCGACTAAATAATCTTCAGATGGCTATGAAGATTGCATTGAACTCAGCTTACGGTGCAGTCGGTAATCGATACTTCCGATACTATGATCTGCGTATTGCAGAAGGTATCACTTTATCTGGTCAGCTTTCCATTCGATGGATGGCTAATAAGCTTAATCAGTTTATGAACAAGACCTTAAAAACAGAAGATAAAGATTTTGTCATAGGTATCGACACCGACTCCATCTATCTTTCACTTGAACAACTTGTTGAACAAACGTGTAAAGGTAAGTCCACTGAAGAAAAGATTCAGTACATGGATAAAGCCTGCGAAAAGATTATTGAACCATTCATTGATAATGGGTATAAAGAACTTGCTGAATATATGAATGCTTATGATCAAAAGATGCAAATGAAACGTGAAGTATTGGCTGATAAAGGTATATGGGTTGCTAAGAAAAGATATGTACTTAATGTGCATAACTCAGAAGGTGTACAATATGCTCAGCCTAAGATCAAAGTTACAGGTTTGGAAATGGTCAAATCTTCTACTCCTGCAGTCGTAAGATCTAAACTACATGAAACATTAAAAGTTATCCTACACGAAGATCAAACAGCACTACATAAGTTTGTTGCTAACTTCAAAAAAGAATTCTTTAAACTGCCTGTCGAAGCAATCGCATTCCCAAGATCAGTCAGTGCTATTAAAGAATACACTGGATCAAATACAATCTATCGTAAAGGTACACCGATCCATGTTCGTGGTGCATTACTCTTTAATCATTATCTTAAACTGTATGACTTAACACGTAAGTACCAACCAATTAATAATGGTGATAAGATTAAATTTGTGTATGTCAAAAAAGGTAATCCATTTAATGAAAATGTTATTGCATTCTCATCTGATTTGCCTAAGAAGTTTGGCTTACATGATTTCATTGATTATGATTTACAATTTGAAAAGGTATTCCTAGATGCAGTACAAATCGTTGTTGAACCTCTTGGCTGGCATGCTGAAGAGCAAGCTAATCTTGAGTTGTTTTTTGGTTAGTAGTTGTTCAACACTACATTTAACCGAAGAAGATGAGTATTTTATTGATCCTAATCAGGCACAAATAACTGTATATGAATTTTAAACGTGATATATTAGAAAGTATTATTGATGTTGGTAGTGGATTTATTTTATCTATTGCTATTCAATTAATTACATTTCCATGGTTTGGTCTACATCCTACAATATTTGATAGCTTTGGCATAGCACTTATATTCATGGTTGTTAGTATGACCAGATCTTCTCTATGGAGATTATATTTTAGGAAAAAAAGAATTGTACATTAAATTAGAAACAGGATATAATAATAAAATGAAAGAATGCACTATATGTAAAAAACCATGGAATCCTAAGTGTAGTTGGATGCCATGTCAATTAACTCGTTTATATGATAATAAGAAGGAGAAGAAATGAGCCAGAACTGGGTACAAGATATGGCTGTTATGCATGCAAAGTTTGATGTTAACAAAGCCGTAGAAAACATGAGTCCTGAAGTATTGAAAGAATTCTTAAAATTTAGAATTAATTTCTTACAGGAAGAACTTGATGAAATGAAGAAAGCAGATAATGCTGATGATGTAGTAGATGCTTTAATTGATCTATGTGTTGTTGCAATCGGTACACTTGATCTATATAAAGTTGATGCTCACTTAGCATGGGATCGTGTCTTTACTGCTAACATTGCAAAAGAAGTTGGCGTTAAAGAAGAAAGACCTAACCCACATGGTCTACCTGATCTA